TTAGCAACAAACTACATCACTAACTTTGATTTTCTTAATCAGTATCTTCCAGATACATATGAAAAAGAATTTGAAAGATATGGTAATAGAACAGTAGCATCATTCTTAAGAATGGTAGGTGCTGAAATGCCTTCAAACTCAGACCTTATCAAATGGGCTGAACAAGGAAGGTTACACACTAAATACACAGCATGTACAGCTCCAGGAGCTGTAGCAGCAGCTAATGATGTATTTACTATTCCAGGAGCACAAGTAAACCCAGGAGTTCCAGCATCAAGTGCTCCAGCAAATGGATTTACAGCTATTAGAGTAGGTCAAACAGTTATGATCTCTGATGAGACTGCAGGATCTGTATTAAGTAATAAAGGTATTGTAACAGCAGTAACATCAGTAGCACCATTTACAGTTTCAGTAGCATTCTATGAGGCAGCAGGTAAAGCTATGTTGCCAGCAGCTACAACAACTATATTTATTTATGGTTCTGAATTCCAAAAAGGAACTGAAGGTATGGCTGGATCTATCGAAGCTCAAGACTTTATCTTTGAAAATTCTCCAATTATCATTAAGGATACTTACGAAGTAAGTGGTTCTGACATGGCACAAATTGGATGGGTTGAGGTAACTACTGAGAATGGTGGTTCAGGATACTTATGGTACTTAAAATCTGAGCACGAAACAAGACTTCGTTTTGAAGACTATCTTGAGACTGCAATGGTTGAAGCAGTTCCAGCAGCAGCAGGTTCTGGTGCAGCAGCAATTTTACCAGGAGCTGTAGGAGGAATGGGTAATAAAGGTTCTGAAGGAGTATTCTTTGTAGTAAACAACAGAGGAAATGTTTGGAATGGAGGTAACCCAGTTGCTCTTGCAGGATTTGATAATGTAATCCAAAGATTAGATAAGCAAGGTGCTATTGAAGAAAATGTTATTTTCTGTAATAGACAATTCTCATTCGATATTGATGATATGTTAGCTGCACAAAACTCTTACGGAGCAGGTGGAACTTCATATGGTTTATTTGACAATGACGAAGAAATGGCTTTAAACTTAGGTTTCACAGGATTCCGTAGAGGTTATGATTTCTACAAGTCTGACTGGAAATACTTAAATGATCCTACAATGAGAGGTGGTTTAACAGGAGGTGCAATCAACGGACTTATGGTTCCAGCTGGTTCAACTACTGTATATGACCAAATCTTAGGTAAGAACGCTAAGAGACCATTCTTACATGTAAGATACAGAGCTTCTGAAACTGAAGATAGACGTTACAAAACTTGGATCACTGGTTCAGCTGGTGGAGCAAGAACATCTTCTTTAGATGCAATGACTGTTAATTTCTTATCTGAAAGAGCTGTATGTACTTTAGGTGCAAACAACTTCTTCTTATTTAGAGATTAATAAATAACAATAATTCGGGGAGGAGAAATCCTCCCCTTTTTTTAAATTTAATTAAATTATAATAAAATGAAAAAAGCAACAACCGCTGTTTCAAGACAGTACAGATTAAAAAGAGACGTAGCACCATTATGTTTTATGTTAGCGTCAAACCACAATAAAAGATCCTCATTACTTTATTTTGATGAAGACACTAATACCAACAGACCACTTCGTTACGCAAGGAATCAGAAAAGCCCATTTGAAGATGAGCAAGATGGAAATGCTATTTTAGAGCCTGTTGTATTTGAAGATGGATTTTTAAATGTAGATAGATCAAATCAAGTTCTTCAAGAGTTTTTATCTTATCATCCAGGAAATGGAATGATATTTGAAGAAATAGATAATAAAAAAGATGCAGCTGCAGAGTTAGAGATTGAAGAATTAATTTTAGATGCTCAACTTTTAGCAAGAGATTTAGATATCAAAATGCTGGAGACGGTATCAAGAGTTCTTATAGGATCTGCAGCAGATAAACTAAGTACAGCAGAACTTAAAAGAGATATATTAGTTTTCTCAAGAAATTATCCTGAAGAATTTATTGATGTATTAAATGATCCTGCATTACAAATGTATGATGATGTAGTTCAATTTTTTGGAGTAGGGTATCTTATTATGAAAAATCAAAATAGAGACGTGTACTTTAACTTGATAAAAAATAAAAGTAAAATGTTAACAGTACCTTATGGAGAAGACCCTACAGATATTGTTGCTTCTTACTTCCAAACAGATGATGGTGTAGAAACATATAAGCTATTATCTAATACAATGAAAAAAAAGAAATAAAAATTTCTAATTATAACTCAGAAAGAGCATCCTAATAAGGGTGCTTTTTTTTTGTTTATATTTGCACTTTATTAACCCATTAAAACCTTTTTATAAAATGGAAAAATTTATCAAAGTTACAAATGCTCCTATTACTAATGCATTAATTAGTCTTAGCGGAGTAAAATCAATCGGTACAACAAGTGCAACTGCAACAACAGTTGTAATCAAGTACATGGATGGAACAGCTACTACAGTAACAACTGCAGCACAAGTTGCTCACAATGTTTATAATGCTATTGTTATTGCTCATGAAGCTGCTTTAGTTACAAGTTGGACAAGACCAATGTATTCTATTGCATTGCCTAAAGCTGTAACAAGTATTGTAAATGCTTAATTAGTTTAAGTATATCAGTAAATAAAGAGAGGTCTACAAATAAAGTGGGCCTCTTTTTTTTTATTATCTTTGTAAAAATGTTTAAATAATATGGCTGCATCAATAAACGAAGTAAGAAATACTGTATTAGCAATAGCGAATAAAAATAACTACGGATATATATCTCCTCAGGACTTTAACCTTTATGCTAAACAAGCTCAAATGGATATGTTTGAGGATTACTTTTATTCATATAATAATTGGATTAATAGAGAAAATGGAAGAACTTCAGGGACAGGATATGCAAATATAACCAAGGGGTTAGTTGAGGTAATAGATGGGTTTTCAACTCAAGTTTTTTTAGCTCAAAATATTTCTAATACTTTCTCTTTACCTAATGATTTTTATTTAATTAATAAATTATTTTATTATTCTACCCCTTTATTTACAGGAACCGCAACAACTGTACTTGCTAATTCATTGGTAGATTTTAATGCTGTAGGATGGAATACAATACCAGCATCATCTCCAACACCTAAAATAGGATCGTTAATAGTAAACACAACTACCTTAAAACAAGCTTATGTTACTGGAGTTGTAAGTACAACTCAAATAACTTTAAGTGATAATATATTTAATGTTATTGGAGAATCTTATATAATATATTCTAACACTAATATTAGGGAGGTGGAACGAGTAAGTCAAAATAAAATATTTTTGTTAACTAATTCTATGTTAACAGCACCAACTAAAACTTATCCAGCATATGTATTAGGTGGTAATATAGTTACTATATATCCTTCTACAATTTTAAATGCTGGAGATATACAAGCTCAATATGTAAGGTATCCACTTTCTCCAAGATGGACATACTTAAATTTAGGATTAGGAGAGCCACAATTTGATCCAACACAATCTGACTTTCAAGAGTTTGAATTACCAGATTCTGATGAGCCTACGTTAATAGCAAAAATTTGTCAGTATGTAGGAATAGAAATTAGAGAGGCTGATGTTTATAATTTTGGGGCAACTGAAGAAGGTAACGATACACAAGAAACAAGTTAACTATGGCATATATTACAGATTATCAATACTATGAAAACGGAGGAGTTATTCCTGAAGACGCTAACTGGGGTTCTTATCAATATGTAACATTAGAAAATATTGTAAATAATTTTATGTTAATGTATCAAGGTAATAATGAAATTATAAATAATATAAATCGTTATCAAGTTATATTTCATGCAAAGAGAGGAATTCAAGAATTGAATTACGATGCAATGAAAGAAATAAAAATATTAGAATTACAAGTTTGTGATCAGTTAAGATTTGTGTTACCACCAGATTATGTTAATTGGGTAAGGATATCAGAAATGAGAGATGGAATGTTATTTCCTTTAACAGAAAATATTCAAACCAATTGGAGTGGAGCTTATTTGCAAGATCATGACTGTAAAGTATTATTTGATATAGATGGAAATGTTATTAAACCTCATGATTCTTTCTTTGATATAGAAAGGTTGGCTGGTAAACAACAAAACATGTATTTAGGTAGTGGTCCTTATAATGGTCAGATGGGATGGAATGTAGATGGTAATTGGTGTTTTGATTATAATGTGCAAGGACGATTCGGATTAAATACAGAAACTGCAAATGTAAATCCTACTTTTAGTATTAATAAAAAAGGAGGTGTAATTAATTTTACATCAGTAATGTCAGGTAAGTATGTGGTATTAGAATATGTTTCTGATGGAATGGAAAATGGTGATGATTCAAACGTGAGTGTAAATAAAATGTTTGAAGATTTTATATATGCATATATTAAATACGCTATTTTAAATAGTAGACATGGAGCTCAAGAATATATTATCAATAGAGCAAGAAAAGATAAATCATCTTTATTAAGAAATGCTAAAATAAGATTAAGTAATATACACCCAGGGAGGCTTCTAATGAATATGAGGGGTCAGAATAAATTGATAAAATAATATGGCACAATCACGTACTGATTTCATAGCTGGGAAGATGAATAAAACGGTGGACGAAAGGTTAGTTCCACAAGGAGAATATGTAGACGCTTTAAATGTTAGGTTAGGATCTACTGAGGGTACTGAAATAGGCGCTGTAGAGAACTCTAAGGGAAATACTCTTCTTAC